TTACAACCACTCCATTACTGATTCGATGAATGCTTGCGCCGCCGAAGCGCAGATGGCGTTGCCATAGGCGCGCAGGCGTCCCACTCGGGCGGAAGCGCCATGAGCCAGCGGGAATGCGCCGGGTTCAACTGGCCGCCAGCGTCCATCGCGGCACAGGAGCCAGTCAGCATCTCGCCAAGGGCCGTTCGTCGGGCCGGGCCCGGAAGCAACGTGAATGCCTGCTCGCTCAACGGCTTGCCGCGGGTCTGTTCCGCCCGCTGTGCAAGGAACTCCGGCGAGCCGCTGGCCGAGTGCCAGTCCCTCGCGTTCGGCGTAGCCCAGCCCGAAACCAATGCCACCGTCTTCCGGCTGCTGTCGTTGTTGCTCGCAGCGTTGTTGCCGTTCCGCGCCGGTGTACCCGCCATTGGTGTCGGCCATCCCGTCAAGCACACGGCCGCCGCGAGATCGGGCCCATGATTGCGCATCGCCTCTGCCAAGCCGCCCTCGAACGATCTCACGCCCTTTGCGGCCAGCGCCGCCGTCGGCGTGGGCCACCCAGTAGAGCCGGTCGCGGATGTGCGGAGCACCGACGCCCGCAGCCGGAAACGGGACCGCCCCGACGGCGTAGTCCACGGCTTCCATGTCATCTTGTACAAGGTCGATCCAAGCATCTGCGCCCTTGCCCGCAACCTGCTCTCCAAAAACAACTGCAGGCCGGTACTCGCTGACGAGGTGGTACCAGGCTGGCCACAGGTGCCGCTCGTCATCAAACGCAAGTCCTTTGCCTGCCGCGCTGAAAGGTTGGCAAGGACAGGAACCGGTCCAAACAGGTCGGTCATCGGCCCAGCCTGCGCGGCGCAGTGCCAGCGACCAGACGCCGATTCCGGCGAAGAAGTGGTGCTGGCGATATCCCCGGAGGTCGTCCGGTCGCACATCTTGAATGTCTCGTTCATCTACATCGCCCGGCGCGATGTGGCCGGCGGCGATCAGGTTGCGCAGCCATGCGGCTGCATACGGATCAATCTCGTTGTAGTAGGCGCCCATACCTCTGCTACTCGCAAAGGCCATAGGCGTCGGTGTCGAGGGTGATCGTTGTTTTCATGTTGTTGGCTTTGAGAAAGCCAGTCGGCCCGACCTGTGCCAAGCCATCGGATCGAGGCAGCGTTGAGCGCCGAGGCACGAGGGACGTCAGAGGGCATGCAGCGGCGAAACCGCCGAGCGAAGGAGCGGCGGGCGCGACGGCTATTCAGCGAAGGGGTGTTGCAGGGATGTGCCGCAGGGCGGCTGCAGGAATCAGGTGCGAGGAATTGGGGTTCCTCTGGCTGCCCGGACGAATAGGCGCGAAAGGCAGTCGAACCTGGAATGTCGCGGAACGACACAGAACCACACTCCGCTGACGACGCACCCAATTCAAAGCGAATGGGGTGCTCCTTTAAAGCTTCGGGCGACAGCGCCGCGTTATGGGAGCCCGATCCAGGCGCCGTTGGGTTCGGCGGGAATGCTCAATACTTTCTCATTTATTGAAATTCTTGCTGCACCGCACACGCAGCGCGTTTAAGTTGCAGCTAAAATTTCGCTATCCGATGGCATGTACGCCTTTGCGATTTGGTATTGGTGATCATCGCCTCGGTTATTTCAACTACAACGATCTTTCGGGAAGAAACCACATGGCAACCTACAAAGACCTGCTTGCTCAAAAGAACAAGCTCGAAGAACAACTCGAAGCCGCCCGCCAGAAGGAACTGGCCGAGATCACCGCGCAGGTCCGACAAGTCGTGCAGGAATACGGCCTGACCGCAGAGGACATCGGCCTGGCACCGAAGCGAGGTGGCAAGCGCGGTCCGAAGGCGGTACCGGTCCCCAAATACCGCGACCCCAAGACTGGCGCCACGTGGACCGGCCGTGGCCGCGCCCCGGCATGGATCGGCAAGAACCGCGACAAATACCTGATCGCCTGATTCACCGGCAGGCACCGCCTGCCGCCACGAGGCGCACGCCGGTCAGCCCAGTTGCCGGATGCGCGCCTCGATAGCAGCGGCCAAGCGCGGAATGCGCCGCGCCACCACTTGCTCGATGTCGAGCCGCTTCCTGAGCACGACACGCGGCACGAGCACCGCAATCGGAACGTCCGCGCCGCGCTTGATGCGTTTGACGCCCTCGGCCTTGCGGTAGCGGCGCTTGAAACCCGCCAGCGGCCGGTCATGCTCCCCGATGTTCTCGGCCATCAGCACCACATTTCCCCGGTCGTTCTTCACGAAGTAGGCGTTGCCACCCCGCATCAGCTCGGCGACCTGTGCCTTGAAGCGCTTCCGGCCAACGCGTCCGTACAGCGGAATCAGCAGCCGGCCACCGATCACACCACCCCGCTCGTGGATCGCTGACCACGGCACCCGCGAGCCCACATAGAGCGCCGGCAGGCGCTTCGGATCCTTGTCCAACACCTTGGCCGTGAAGCCCTTGAGGAAGGACTTCTTGACCACCCGCATCTGGCCCGCTACGTGATCGCGCATGTCCTGCTTGAGCTCGGCCGCCTCGCTGGCCATGGCTTGCGCGACGGCCTTCTTCACCTTCGGTCGAAAGTCCCCCGCCCAACGGCGCAGTTGGACCTGCGCGGCAGCGCTATCGATTCGAACGGAAATCCGCATGGCTGTTTGCCTTGTCGTTGAACTGGTCGAGCGTACGGTCGAGATTGCGTGCATCGCCCCGCGTGCCGATGGCGATCATCGACAGCAGCCGAGCGTCGCGCGCTGCCTCCGCACGCACGACGGCATCCAAGAAGCCGCGCACCTGGGTCAGGGTGTAGCCGAGGATGTCGGGCAGCCGGTGGCCGTGATCGATCAAGCGCTGGATGGCGTCGAACCAGACGCCGCAGACTGCGTCACCTGTGCGAACAGGCCGTCGAGCCTCGGCAGCACCGTTCGGGTAAAAAAATCCGCGTTCACCTCGACCACCTTGGCCGCCAGCAGAATCGCCTCGTCGGCCGCGAGCGCATCGACCCACGCGCGCGGCTTGTCCGCCGCGATGGCGACGGCCTGCAGCAGATCGTCGCCGTGCTCGATGAAGAGCCCAAGCCAATCGATCTGCGTCGCACTGAGTTGCTGCAGCGTCGGCGAGATCGCGCGCAGGAAGGCCGGCAGCCGGCCCACCTTCAGCGGGTGGATGGCGAGCGCCTCCCCGCCCACGGCGAGTTCGGCCGGCTGCGGGATCAGCTTGTCCAGATCGTCCATGGCCGCCCTCACAGTTGCACGATCCTGCCAAATTGGCCAAGGACCGCGTCGAACGGCTTGGCCGGATCCGCCAGCAGCGAGCCCTCCATCTCGAACTTGTTGTACTCGTCCGAGATGAGAGACAGCTCCTTGAGCGGATCGAAGGCGACCCGGTACAGCTCGACCAGCACCTTGGCATTACCCTGGGCGGTGTTCAGACCCTCCAGGCGCAGGTACCGTTCGGGCAACGGCTGGGTAAAGATGCCGATCTCGGTGGCGACGCCATAGGCGTAGCTCGCCTTGAACGGCTTCACGTAGGGCGCCGGTGGCGAGCCGCCATCATCCAGGCGCAGGAACTGGATCGAACCGAAGTCCAGGTCGCCGGTGTAGTCGACACCGATCGCCAGCGTCGCCGGCTTGGCTGCACTGTCCTTGATCACCAGCTTCGACACCTTCGGGTGGGCCAGGAAGTAGCGGTCGCCCACTAGCGGCTCCGCACCGCCGACCGGCTCGTCGTTGACCGCGCCACCATCGCCGGTGACGTGGTTGCCGTACAGGGCCAGGGCGAGGTTGTCTTTGGTGAACTCCTCGATGGTGAGATTCAGGGTGGCCGACTTCTGCTTGACCATCCGGTGGTCCAGCGTGCGCTGGCCGGACTGGCTCTCGTAGTGCTCCAGCACGTCGGTCTTGAGGGACAGCTTCAGCTCGGCCACGTTGCCGGGCGAGCGAACCTCGTAGGGCACGCCCGCGGCATCGCGCTTGCCGAGGAAGACGCGCCCCTGGAAGGAGGCGTAGGTACTCATGATTGGGGGAACTTCCTTGCGTTACGCAGAAATGGGTACGGGGGTGAGAGCGGCCCGGACGGGGCTCTCGAAGTGCAGGTTGCCGCCTGGATCGGCGGCTTCAGGCAGGCGTCGCCAGATCGGCGGCCAGGGTCCGGTAGGTGATGCGGTAGCGGGCGGGAATCGCCGCCGCCACAGCGTCGGCGTCCTCGACGTCCCACTCGCAGTCCAGCTCGTGGATGCCGAGCGCCAGGCCATTGCAATTCACATCAGCCATCAGCGCAGCGTGGGCGGCAGTCAGCAACGCATCGGCTGCCGTCTCTGGCGCGGCGGGCGGCACGGCACGGGCCAGCGCCGTCACCCGCACGGTCAGCTCGCGCGTGACCCGATCGTTGGCCCGGCTGACGATCGCATCGCTCTCCGGAGACACCACCAGCGCCGGACACTGCTCCCGCGCGATGGCGACGGCGGGCGACCGGTGCAGCGTGGCACCCGCCGCCTGCACCGGCGCACGGACGGCCGCCATCACCGCGAGCAGGATCCGCTCACGGACGGAGTTGACTGCCATGGGGGTTACAAGCGGGTGAGCTTGGCGCGGATCTCGGAGCCATCGCCGACCGCGCGCAGCTCCCGCACGTGGAAGACCCCACCAGCGATCTCGACCGTCTCGCGGGGACCCAGCCCCGCAAAGATCGTGGCGGGATAGGACATCACGTACTCGGTGCTGACTGTCAGGCCATCGAGCAGCGTCTCGTCCGGGGCGGCGAAGCCGACCATGTTCGTGCGCGGCGGGCTGCCATCGGACGATCGCCAGATGCACTCCTTCAGGAGACCGGCGTTGGCGGCGGCTTCGTAGAGGGTTGTCACGATGTCCATGGTCACCCCATCGTCAGCTTGACCAGCACGCCCGGACGCAGACACATCGGCAGCGGGTTGGACTGGGTGTGCACATCGGTGCCCCGGCCGAACTGGCGTGGCTCCTGCTTGGCGTACAGCGGCTGGCCCAGCGTGTTGACCGTCTCGTTGAAGTCGGCCGGCGCGAAGTACGTGCTGAAGGTGTCGATGGTGCCCACCGGGAAGACGTGGGCCTCGCCTGGTTCGATGAAGCTGCGCACCTTGCCGTCCGCGTCGGACGCCTTGCCCCGGTACTCCTCGAAGGTGATGCCGCCGAACTCGAAGCCGGCACGCACGTCGTTGATCAGCATGATCCCTTCACGCCAGCGCGAATAAGCCTCCTTGACGCTTTTGTGGCTGATCAGCGCCTTGAAGAAATCGGTCGAGCACAGGCAGTGCGCGCCGGTCGTGACTTCGCCGAGCAGGGAGTCCTCGATCATGCCGAGCACGTCCGTGCATTTGTTCCGGACCTCGGTCTTGTCGACGCCCAACTCGAAGTTCAGCACCTTCTGCTGGATGCGGAACTCCTCGAACAGGTTGTAGAGGGTCGAGCCATCGGCGTCGAGGATCTCGCCCTTGAGCGCGCCCATCCTCAAGTGTTCCAGCGTGATGGCGTGCTTGTTGCGCATCGTCTCCAGACGCTCGGCCATCACGTTCGACACCGATTCCAGTTCGGTCTCCGAGCCGAAGCCGCGCAGGCCCTGGACCGCTTCGGGCAGCACCACGTCGTCGTGCGGGATGTGGGGGATGACGAACGAACGCACGTTGCGCCGGCCCCGCGTGCCGACCGTGCCGGGCGAACCCGGCGGCAGCGTGGGCAGCAGCGTCAGCACGCCCTCGCGCTGTTCCACGATGATCTGCCGCGTGCGCACCGGCTTCGGCGCAAAGAGGTTCATTTGCTCCAGCTTGCCGTACCGGTTCGGGATCAGGTTGATGGCCGCCGTCATCGACGCCATCTCGAAAGCGGGATTGGTGAATGGGTTCTGCATGGTCGATCAGGCTCCGACGCGCACCAGGACGCCCAGTGCCTTGAGTTGAGAGATCGCGGCGTGCTGCTCGACGGCGGCGATGCCGGCGGGCCATTGCAGCGCGTGGGACGCGACGATGGCGTGGCGCGCGACCATCAGGCCGTCGTCACGATCGGCCAGGTGGGCGTCGCACGCCTGCATCAGCACACCGGCGGCGTACTGGCTGCCATCGGTGGCGGACGGGTCGAGCTGCTTGACCTTGCCCGTGGCGGTCACCATGCCGAGCACGGTGCCGAGCGCCAGGCTCTGGCCGGCGGCCACGGTGACGCGCTCGCGCGAGTACAGATTGGGCGCCTCGTACTTGAGGAGGTCGCCCAGGTTCAGTGGTTCTTGAAGAACAGGCATGGGTTTCGGTTACTGGATGCCCAGGCGCTTCTTGACGGCCTGGAGCAACGGGTTACGGGGAGAGGCCGGGTGGCTGGCATCGGCAGGGAGCGCCTGCGCGTGCGGATCGATACGGCTGGCGATCTCGGGCGATGCGTCAGCGCGCGCGGCGAGCAGTTGGCTGCGCACGCGTTCGGGCGTGGTGCGCGCTTCGAGGAAACCGGCGATCAGATCGGTGCGCCCGGCCAGCGCGCACAACTGGGCGATCTCCACGGCGTCGGTGTGGCTGGCGACGGGGGCTGCCTGCGCTGCGGGTGGCGATGCAACCACCGCGGGTTGGGCAGTGGCACCGATAGCGTCCGCAGCCGGCACGCTGACAGCAGCGGGATCAGGTTGAGTGATCATGGAGCAATCCATTTGGGGGTTGAGAGAGGGAGTGCGCGCGGATGCGACCGGCGCAGGAACAGAAAGCGATGCAGTGAGCTGGGCGAGCGCGTCCTCGAACGTGCCGACGGCATCCGCCAGACCGGCGGCGACAGCGTCCTGCCCGAAGTACAGCCCCGCTTCGGTGGCGCTCACCGTGTCGGCCGTGATGCCGCGATACCGGGCCACGGTCGCGACAAACAGGCCGTAGATGCGGCTCACCTCGGCTTGCAGCTGCGCTTGTGCTTCGTCGGTAATCGGCTCGTGTGGGTTGAGGTCGTTCTTGCGGGCGCCGGCAAACACCGCCGTGTAGCAAACGCCGTCGCGAGCGTCCTTGACCGACTGGTCGACGTGCATGGCGATGACACCAATCGAGCCGACCCCGCCGGTGCGGGACACAAAGACCCGCGATGCGGCGCAGGCGAGCGCATAGGCGGCCGAGAACGCCATGTCGTTGGCCGCCGCCCAGACGGGCTTCACAGCAGCGGCGGCACGAATGCGATCAGCGAGATCGAAGACGCCGCCCGACTCGCCGCCGGGGCTGTCGACATCGAGCAGGATGGCGGTGATGCTGGGGTCGGCCAAGGCCGCGTCCAGCTGTTCACCGATCGCGGTGTAGCTGGCCAGCCCCGACTCGGCCTCCAGGCCCACGGTGCGCCGCACCAGCGTGCCGTGGATCGGGATCACGGCGATCTGGGCATGGCCACGGACCGGATTCCGTTCGGGCGGCGTGTAGTCGACCGGCGGCGCCAGTCCGGCCAGGCCCACGCGTGGGCCGAGCACCGACAGGATCACGTCAAGTTTGGGGCGATCAATCGCCAGCGGCACGCCAAAGAGGCGTGTCGCCAGATGAGGCAACAGGGTCATGGAAATCCTTCAGGCGGCGACGGGCTCGCCTGCATTGGCGTCCGCGCGGGACACGGCGGCAGCACCATCCTTGGCGGTATGGCGCGGATCGGAATCGAAGATCAGCCCGAGCTCGTCGGCACGGGCGTTGTCGGCGGCAATCTCGCGGTCGATGTCCTCGGCGTCGTAGCCGAAGGTGGAAATCGCTTCCGAGCGGCTCATCAGGCCGGCGCGGATGGCCAGCAGCATCGCCTTGAACTCCTTCTCGGGGTCAACCCACTGCCAGCCCTGCGGGATCCACTTCACCTGCAGGTACTGGCGACGACGGGCGGCCCCGCCGCGCGCGAAGCCGGGGGCAGTCAACGCTCCCGAGAGAACAGCCTGTTTCATCCAGGCGGCCCACACCGGGCGGCACATCTGGTGCACCAGCACGCTGTGCTGCACCATCTCGCAGCGGCGGCGGAACTCCAGCAGCCCCGCCCGGATGGACGAGTAGTTGACGCCGGTCAGGTCCCCGGTCAGTTGCTCGTAGGTGATGCCAAGTGCCGCGGCTACCGCGCGGAACTGCGTGCGCAGGAACTCGCCATAGGAGCCGCCCACATCGGCCGGATCGGAGAACTTGATGTCTTCGCCCGGCTCCAGAATCTGCAGCGTCCCCGGCTCCAGCCCCACCAGCGAAATGCCGGCCTCGTCCGGCAAACCCTCGCCCATCAGGTTGTCCTCGGGGCTCTGGCGGGTGACGAAGCCGGCGAACATGGCGGCCGTTTTCTTGCGCACCAGTTCCGCGTCGTCGTACTGGTCGAGCTCGTTGAGCTTGACCAGCGCACGCGAGAGCCACGGCTCGCCCCGGATCTGGCCCGGACGCAGCACGCGGTACAGGTGGATGATCTCGCTCGCGTCGACCCGCACGGTATCGAGCCCGCCCTGCCCCGACATCGGCGACAGCCGACCATCGTCCGGATGCGAGCGGTACAGGTGATAAGCGACGCGCCGACCCAGCCCGTCGAACTCGATGCCCGAGCGCACCACGTTGCCGGACGGCAGGTCGACATTCAGGGTCATCGGCAGATGCTCGGCCTCCAGCAGTTGAAGCTGCAGCGGCACGGCCAGGCCATCCTCGGGACGGCGCGGGCGCAGCCGGACGAAGCACTCGCCGCCTTCGAGCATCGCCCGACAGGCCAGCGCCTGCAGGCCGTAGAAGTCAGTCTGGCCGGCGGCGTCGGCTTCTGCCGTCCAGTCCCGCCACAGCGCCTGCACGTCGGCCTTGAAGGCATCGTCGGTGGACAGGCTCTGTGGCTTGATGCCGGTGCCGACCGCGTTGGCGACGAACGCCTCGATGCCGGCCTGCGCCCAGGCGTTGCGCCGGACCAGATCCCGGCTCTTGATGCGCAGGTCCTCGCCACTGGCGAGCAGCGCCGCCACGGCGCCCGGATTGCCGGGCCGCCAGGCGAGCGATCGCCTACCCCGGCCAGCGGCCTCGTGGACCGGCGCCTGGCCGAACAGGCTGCGGATCCTGCCGAACCAGCCAACCTGGGTTCGTGATCCTTTGCTGGCCATCAGAACCCTTTGCCGGTCGTGACGCGGATCTGGCGCGGGGCGCCCGGCCACAGGCCGGTTTCGGCGGCCTGCTCGAACAGGCCGCGCCGGACCTCGCGGATCGCGAGCTTGAGCTCATCAACCGTGCGGTACTCGACCGTCTTGTCTTGGAAGGTGACGCGACGCTCACCCTTGGCGAGCGCGGCCTCCAGCGCTTGCAACTGCGCTTCGGTGTATGCCATTCAGCGGTAAACCATCAGGTTGAATTCAGACGAGTCCGATAGCGTTCCGGCGGCGGTCGTGCAGATGACCTCCACAAACGCCTCGGTCTTGGCCTCGGCGCGCACGCGAGCGGCGGCGGCCTTCATGGACGACTGGCGCCCAGCGTTGCGGGCAAAGGCCAGCCAGCAGTAGTTGTCGTCGGGCATCGGTTCGGCGAAGACCACGCGGTACCGGCCTGTGGCCAGGTGCGCGACACTCTGGACGTTGAATGCCGACCGGATCACCGCCTGGTTGCCTTCCGTGCCAAAGCAGACCCAGGCGCGGGCCAAGCCCGGGTGATCCGCAGTGATGCGGACGCGGACCTCCTGGGCAATCGCGGCGGCAAGCTCGGCGATGTTCCCGGTCAGCGACATGGCCTGCGATCAGGCGCCGGTCAGCGCCGCTTCAAAGACTGGCACGAAGTCCGTCTCGGGGTCGCCGATGGAACTGGCGGCTATCGCACCGATGTTCTGGCGGGCCTGAGCCTGCTCGTCGGCGGTCAGCGCCTGCGCGGCGTCGAAGCGCACACGGCGGTCCACGGCGGCCAGCAGCGCGGCGATGCCGCTCTGGTCCTTGAGGATCGCCTCCTGCAGCTCCTTGAGGGTGTCGAAGGCCGCGTCGGCGCCGCCCAGCAGGTCGGCCTTGAGCGCGTCGAGCAGGCCGGTGATCTTGGTCGCCGAGAACGTGGTCGTGGTGCCCGCCGCATTGGCGTCATCGATCAGCGCGGCGCTGGCGATCTTGTCGAACTGCGCGCGCAACTCGTTGATCGCCGAGACCAGACTGGTCTTGTCGGTGGTCGACAGGCGGGCGAGCGTGCCGACCTGGTCGTGGATGGTCTTGAACTCCGACGCCAGACGCAGGACGAGGGATTCGATGCGAGTCTGCAAACTCATGGGGATGAACTCCGGGTAACAGGATGAAGAGCACCGGGGTGCTCAGGACGACAGCCAGCGGCTCTTGATCACGCGCCGGCCGGCTTGGCGGGCCCCTGGACGGGTCCCAGAAACGGCGATGCCACCGCGAGGGGTGGCATCTGTGGGAGAACTCAATTCGATTGGAGCCGGTGTGTCTGGCGGCGGCGCCAGCCCCAGCTGCCGCTCCAGCTCGCGCCAGTGGCGCTCCTCGAAGCGGTCGAGACCCGCCGCGCTCGCCGCCGCGCGCGCGTAGACGTAGCAGTCGAGCGCTTCGTTGCGCTCGCGCATCTTTTGCCATTCGCGGATCGGGAAACCATTCCGGTCACGGCGGGTGATCAGTTGCTCGGCGCACAGCTGCTGCAGGAACTCCGAGTCGATCTTGGGCAGGTGCACAAACCCGGACGGGAACGCGATGGTCGCGCCATCTTCTGCCACGTCGGCGGCTTTGCGCAGGTTGTTGTAGAACTCCAGCTTGGCGATGCCGACCGCCACCGTGAAGACCTTGATGCCGCGGCGCAACTTCTTGCCGTTGCGGGTGACATCGACCGCCGTCGGCGTGCCGATCAGCGCGGCGCCACGTGCCGTGCCCTTGACGGCCATCACACGGGCATCGCCGCAGGCGCGTACAAAGGCATAGGCTTCCTGCGTGGCGAAGCCGGTATCGAGCGCCAGGCGCGCGAGCGGCATCGTTGCGCCGCTGGCGTGCGTCCACTGCTCTTCGACCAGTTCGGCGAGCCGCTTCCACACCGCGTCGCGGGCGGTGTCGCCCATCAGCACGCGGTGCTCCACCAGCCACGCTTCCCTGCCGCGCCCGAAGGCCCAGATCGAGACTTCGATGCGGTCCTTCTGCACGTCGGCGCCAGCCGAGAGCAACAGGCCGCCTGCCGGAACGGTGCCGATCGGATAGTCCTCGCGACGCTCCAGCAACCGTTGCCAATCCGGTGCCTCGCCTTCCTCGACCCAGGTCTCGCCCAGTTCGGTGTTCCGGAAGGTCTTGATCGCCGCCGCCGATCCGCTCTCCTTGCTTACCGCGCTCTCCCAGGCTGCGGCGATCTCGCGCCAGCTGCGCCAGCCCACCGGGCTGTAGAGCGAGGACAGGTGGAAGCCCGCCGTGCGGCCGCTCGTTTCCGCCATCGCCCGCCATTCGCCCTGCGACAGCATCCACGCTTTGTGGTGCTCATGGATGGGCTCGAAGCAGGCTTCGCAGATGTACGCGGCCGTCTCAGGCTCACCTTTGGTCCAGCGCAGCTGCTCGAAGCGCAGCCATTGGCGGTGATCGCAGTGCGGGCATGGCACGAAGTAGCGGCGCTGGTCGGAGGCGTCGTATTCGCGTTCGATGGTGCTGGCACCGGCGATCGTCGGTGTCGACACGATGAAGATCTTGCGGCGCGCAAACGTCCGGGTCCGGGCTTCGGCGAGCGAGATCGCATCGCCTTCGCCCTCAACATCCAGCGGGTAGCCGTCGACCTCATCGAGAAACAGGTACCGCACCGGCATCGAGCGCAAACCCACCGCACTGTTGGCGCCGGTCATGACCAGCACGCCGCCCCGGAACTCCTTGGCCAGGATGGTGTTGCCCGAGTCGCGCGAGCGGGCCGGCGCGATCCGCTCGGCCAGCACCGCCGACTCCTCGATCAGCGGGTCGATCCGCTGCTTGGAGTTGCGCTTGGCCATCTCCACGGTCGGCCAGACGGCCATCATGGGACCCGGCGCGTGGTGGATCACGTAGCCGATCCAGCAACTACCGCACTCGGTGCCGCCGACCTGTGCCCCCTTCATGAAGACCACCCTTTCAACGGGCGAGGTCGGCGACAGGCAGTCCATGATCGCGCGCAGGTATGGCGTGCGGCTGGTACGCCAGCGCCCGGGCTCGGCCGACGCCTTGCTCGACAGCATGCGATGGCGGTCGGACCACTCGGAGACGGTGAGCAGCGGATCCGGCGTCAATCCTTCTCGCCAGGCACGCTCGAGCTCGGCGGCGCCTTCGTAATCCGCGTCCAGCATCAATCCACGCGCGGGCGCAGCTCGCCCAGTTCCTGCAGGTGCTCACGCACGGCCGCTTCCAGCGCGACATGCATCGTGTGCGGATCGACACCCAGGGTCGCGGCCATCTGCGCGGAGACCCGCGCCGGCCAGTTCAACCACGCATCGCGCTCGGCACGCGCCAGCTTAAAGACGTGCGCAATGGCCTGCGAGCGGTCCACCAGTTCGCCCTTGAGGCGGGCCAGGCGCACCTTGTTGGTCTGCGCCTTGACCACCTCGTTGACGGTGCGTGCCTGCAGCAGCGACGTGCCGCCTGTGGGCGACGATGCCGGACCGTCCGGGGGCGGCCCCCCTTCCGGCGTTACGGCAGCCCTGACGGGCCGTGTGCGCGTGCCGGTGCGCGGCGCTTCGGTGTTGCGTGCCCATTCGGCGTCGGCGCGGTCCGTATCAATGGTGCCGTCCGCCTCCGGCGTGATGCGCCCGGCGGTGATTGCCTTGCGCACGGCGGCGTCCGACACGCCCCGATGCCGTGCGTAGGCGCGAATCGAAATTCCCATCTGAATCTTGCTGGTTCTTTGCGGACGGCGCTTGGCTTCTGTGCAGCACAGCGCTTTCAAATCACCTTGAAGGAGCAAACGGGATGCCGCTCACGGCTCAGCCACTACAGAACCGCCCCGAACTGCAATGACGCCCCACCGTCACGGAGCCAGCACATGAGCTAACGCCTGCAGTGGCGTGTTGTGAATCGCCCCGTGTACGCCTACTGGAAGCAGATCGAATTGGGAGACAGGCTGCCCAAGGCCTTGTTGCATGTCTGCATACGCTTGCAGAAAGTCCTTGGTGTGGTGCAACGGGATGTGGAACTCACCAAGGTTGGGGTCAAAAAAAGTGATGTGATTGCTACCCGGTTGCCGATGCAACGCGGTCGCGTGGCTGTTTCCGTCCCGCGATCCGGTCCCGCGTACGGCTAACAAGCCATACCCCTGGAACTCCGTCAATACACGCGCAGTGCTTCCCACGCTTTTGTGCGAATGCACTTCGCCACCAATGGTTAAGCCCAACATCTGGCTTGGCTGTTCTTGCGCTATCGCATCAAGTCTTGCCATGCCAGATTTACCAGAAGGCTTCGACGCCCGTCCCCGCAGCATATCGGTTCGATTCGCTTCGTAGGCACGTTGATAAACCTCGGCATGCGCCATCCCATCAAATGAACCGGCGGTATTGACTCGGTTGACGGCATGCGTGGCCGGGGCCGCCTCGTGGAGGCGAATCCATACAGCTGACAAGCCTACACAGCTGCCTGAATAGTGCTGCGCGGATTCCGCCCCAAATCGTGCACGGAAAGCCAAGCCTTGTCTGGTACGTGCGACCGCACACTGTGCCATCTGCGTGGGCAATTCATCCCAAATGTGCGCGTCGAATTGACCTGCCGATGGGAGAACTCCTGGCTCGCTGCTGTACCGATCTCCTCTGAGAGGAAGAGGAGATCGCACGAAGCTGTTCGCCTGCTTTGCAGCATTGGACCTAGAAAACGCAGTCAACTTTTCCAGGGCTGCCGGACGAGCAGCAGCACCGCGACTGCCAGCCACCGGTGCCTTCTTGGGCTCAGCGGAGTCCGCTCGGGGTTGCGCAGTGAAAGAGAAGCGAGAAAAGACTCTCATTGTTGAAGGGACAACCAAATGGCTGCAGCGTAGGTTTCAAGTCAACGCTCAATAAAGAAGCGAGCCGAACACTCGAGCTGGAAAACGAATTTTGATGCGATGGGCGTCCACAGGCGGACCGTGAGCACGAAAGCGAATACCGCTTGGCTTCTCCGCCGAACAGCGCGTTCATCACAACACGTTCAAACCACCTCGAAGGAACAAACATGACGACGCAACAACTGACCCCGGCACAGCACGCCATCCTCGCCTACGCCATTCAGCACACCGGCGGCAAGATCGAATGGTTCCCCGACAACATCAAAGGCGGGGCACGCAAGAAGGTGCTCGAAGGCTTGGCCAAACGGGGCCTGATTGCCACCGCCGGCGACGACTGGCTGGTTGCAGCTGAAGGCTACAACGCACTGGGGCTCAAAGCACCGCAGCCCGAAGAACGCGCTCCAGAGGCCGAACCGGCGCGCAAGACACCGCGCTCGCGCGAGAACAGCAAACAGGGCCAGGTGATCGCAATGCTGCGCCACCCGGAAGGGGCAACGATCACCGAGATTTGCAAGGCCACCGGCTGGCAAGCCCACACCGTGCGCGGCGCGTTTGCCGGCACCTTCAAGAAGCGGCTCGGGCTGACCATCACCTCCCACAAGCCGGCCAACGGTGAACGCGTGTACCTGATCGAAACCGAAGACGGCGACCAACCGGCCTGATGCTGCACGGGGCCGACTGCGATAGCGTCGGCCCCGCATCAAGCGGGGGACAGCGCTTGGCTTGTGGCCGGAACAGCACGTTCATGTCGTTGTCGTGATTGACGACGCCAACTTCAAAGAGAACACCATGAGCAACACCATCAAACGCTGCCCCTGCACTGTGGTCATCGGCGACAACGTCATCCAAACCGAAAAGCTAGCCAAGAGCCTGCCGTTTGCCCGCAAGCCGGCCGATCTGAGCCAAGTGCGCGGCCAGGAATACGCCGAGGTCTACGTCACCGAAATCAAGGAACTCACCACAGCTGAATTCGACGATTTCGCGGGCAACTTGCTGGTGTCCCGCGACTGGCTGCGCGGCAAGGGCGGCGGCAGGCTCGGCAGCTACTTCTGCATCGAGGTCATCGCACCCGGTCGCCCTACCCTCTATGTCAATCCGGAGGGTAGCGACTACGCACGGTATGTGGCCTGCATCGACTAGGTGCGGCTGACTGGAGAAGCCAAAAAAACAACTTGGCTTCTCCGTCGAGCAGCACGGTCATTCAGGTGCCGCAACGAGATGGTTCAGGAGAGCAACTATCTCCGTCACGGCACCGGATCCCCACACCCGCGTCATACAAATCGAGCAAGTCGGCATGCTCTGACTCGAATGGAACCTCCCCCGCGGGCATCCCATTCGGCTTCACGCACAACCCTGCGCATTTTTGCGCTGAGCCCTTGGAGGAGAACACGGAGAATTTACCCCCCTCAAAAAACGCACAGGATTGAGCATGCCTCGAATCAGATCGCATGACAGGTATTTCACCAGCAGAGGTCCTACCGATCCCCTGGACGATTTCCACCGCGAGTCAGTCGTTAAGCTTCACAAATCCGTCGACCCAAGCCTATTCGGCCTGAGCTCGTTTCGCTCACGCAAAGTGCGAGTGGATTCGGACACCATGGACAATCTCAAGATTGCCGAAACGACCGTCCGGCAAGTCAAGTGCATGCTGCCCTACGGCGGGGGCAATCAGAAGCCTGACGTCACCTATACCGAAGGCGAATCCTGGGCGCGTCGGAGCATGCTGCGTGATGAAACGTATTGCCAGAATCCGATCCAGCACGCCAAGGAAGTTGTGCGTTACCAAGCGGGCAACTGCGCTGAGCACGCGAATGTCAGCTACGCGCTGCTGGCGGGCCGTCAGCTGAACGCACCCTTGCTGCGGGCCAGCGACGGCGACGATGATCATGCGTATGTTCTGATCGGGGACCCGCGCGACCCATATTGGGGCGAAAGAGATACGGTCGTCGTGGATGCCTGGGTGACGCATCCCTCAGCCTTTACCTTGGCAGAGGCCGATGATCTGCACCCGAACATGACCCCTTTCCAGCGCAGCCGATACAGTCCTCCGGACCCGGATGCCAATCTGCGCAATGTCCGGCATGTCACGACGGAGGAAGTCAATCAATACCTCTCGGAATACAGCCGCCCAGAAGTCGGCCCGGCATTGCTCGACTACATTGATCAGTACGTCGATACCAACAAGTTTTTCAACACGAAGACCTCCGCCGACGATCCAAGCACCCGCTACGGTGACTCCAGCTTTACCTCCAAAGCGATGGACCGCATAGCGGAAAGCACGGTCGATCGGCAAAGAGAAGCCCGGTACGAGTGGAATAATTCCCCATACAGCTGGTAACTGAGCACCAGCAGACCTCTACTTTTGCATCGAGGTCACTACACCCGGTCGCCTCCACCTCGTACGTCAATCCGGAAGAGGCGACCACACCCGATACGTGGTCCGCGCAGGCTGATCGGTTCTAGACAATCTGACCTCCTCCCAAGAACTGGACAGGGTCAGGCTAGAGAAGCCGGCGTGGTTGGTGTAATGGCAAACTGCCGTGCAAAGAGCGCTGGTGCGGTGTCATCCAGCGCCGAATGTGGCCGGAAATGATTGTAATCGTGCCTCCAGTTTTCGAGCTTTTGGCGTGCGTCTTCAAGGGACAGGAACCAGTACGTGTTCAGGCATTCATCGCGCAAGCTGCCGTTGAAGGACTCGATGAAGGCATTGTCGGTAGGCTTGCCAGGCCGAGAGAAGTCGAGCGTTACGCCTGCCTCATACGCCCACTTGTCCAGCGCCAGCGACACAAATTCCGGCCCGTTGTCAGCCTGGATGCGTGCGGGCACCATGCCTCGTCGGATCACGATGGCTTGCAACACACGCACAACGTCACTGCCGTTTAGCGACGGGGCAGCCTCAATCGCCAGGCATTCCCGCGTATGGTTGTCCACCACAGTCAGTGCGCGGAACTTGTTGCCGTTAAACAAGGCGTCGGATACGAAATCCATGCTCCAGCTCTGATTCGGTGCGGTGAACACCGGGCGCTCGAGTCTATGTGCGGCCGCCTTGCGGCGCCTGGGTCTTTTGGTGCGCAGATTCAAGCCTTCCTCCTTGTACAGGCGGTAGACGCGTTTGTGATTGACCAACCAACCCTCGCGACGAATCAGCACGTAAATGCGCCAGAAGCCGTACCGTACCCGGGTGCTGGCGATCTCGTGCAT